AGCAGTGCCTAAAGTATTCATATCAGCAATAGCATCAGTAGTTCCTAAAAGACCTATTTGTGTAGCTTTAGCAGCTACTGCACCTATGTCTGTAGCATCACCAGCAACAGCAGTTACGTTAGAGGCTATACCAGCAACGGTAGTTACATTACTTGCTACTCCAGCAACGGTAGTTACGTTTGAAGCAACAGCCGCTACTGCTTGTATTGCATCTGTAGCATCAGTACCGTCCTCGATGTCGGCTAGTGTGGCTATATCAGCCGTAATATTTGCTAACGATTGTACATCAGCTATTAACGGGCCTTGCTCTGCTGCACCTGAAGTTGCGTTGAAACCTAATACACGACCCTTACGGTCATCTTTATCAGGAACCGTAAGGTCTACAGATACCGCATCCCGTACCGGGGCAACCATTGCTCTGTTTAGCCGTTCTTCGTGACTAGCTAAAATCATTGTCAATGTATCAAAATCATTTTCTAGCGAAGCTGCTGTAATATTACCGCCGCTCGTATATACGCTCGTTCTGCTTAGAGGTAAGTCACTAAAGACACTAACAACCGAAGTGTTAGCCGGGGTATGATTAGACGGGCTAGTTCTAAACACCACCTTACCAGTACCGTCTGTATTAAGACCTACAGAGTTAGACGAAGTTTTTATATCGTAGTGGGTGCTTTCGGTCTTCAGTGTACCGTCAACGTCTACCTTTATTTCCGAAGTATTGTTTACCTGGAAACTAAAACTAAACTCTGTTGTCGAGCCGTTAGCCGTAAACTGCGCCCGGCGGGTTTGGTCTGTAATACTAAATGTAGCCATTTGGCAAACCTCTCATTTGCGGATTGTACACTATTAACATCATTGTGTCACTAGCCCATCACTTGTTATATATTGAAGCCTTGTGTCAGACCCAATCAAAAGTCTACGAGCCTCAGAGCGTCGTTCACTTAAAATATTATTTAATGAATCAAACCTGTCTTCGTCAGTTGGCAACAAGTTATATTCAGAACTATTTATTTCAGCATTAAGAGAATTAACCAAAGTGTCATTTGTATCAAACCCCGGCTCTCCTAATTGTCTGCCTTCACCGTCCACATTATTTATTAAATAAACTAAGTCATTAAACTGATTGTTATTTAATAATATTTTCTCAACACGCTTGCTATGAAAGCTAAACGACCCGGCTCCTATTTCACTTAATCTTATAATCTCTTGGTCAAGTTCGCTATATCCACCCTCTTGAACTCTAAAAGGGCTAAACGACTCTCCAAGCGTTCCTTTTCCTTGCGACCTTGGTTTTCCCCAAAAATCTAAACCAACAGGTAAATCTTCAGAAAAGTTTGGATTTCCACTTTTTGCTCTTTGTAGTGAAGAATAAAAACCTTGCATCCAAACAGGTGCTTCTGTGTACAACTGATTGGTCATCGGGTCTATTCCTTCTGGCAACATTACATTGCTTGCTTGTGGGTTGTTCATTCTTTCCATTAAACGTGAAAAACTTGTTGCTCCAAGAAGTGAATATTCACCACTACTCAAGTATTCTGTAGCATAATTTGCAAAACCAAACGTTGCCCGGTCAACATTGCCTATAACACTTGTTCCTACATTAGCGCCTTGAGTTGTAGTCCACTTTAACATTCTTTCAAAAATATCTTCTTTTGTTTGAAAGCTACCGCCTACAGCACTTTGCAATTCAGCAACGCCTTGCAAAAATGGCATATTAGTTGCGTATTCTGCTGCTGCTAAAGTGTATGCTTTTCCCATCATATACAACAAATTAGGGTCATCCTCATATCTAGCGTACTCTGCCATATCTGCGCCCATAGCTAACAAGGCAGACATAGGGTCTAACCGACTAAATGTTGTAAACTTGTAGGTGTCGTCTTCTTGTTTTAATCCAATGGAGTAGGGCGGCACTTTAGCTGCACCCATAATATTTATTCGCGTACCAAAATCACTTGGCCCTGAACCAACAACAATTAAATCATCACCATACTCACCACTAGCAATACCGTACATTGTAAGTGCTACCGCATTACCAACCGCAAGTTTTGCCAAAGCATCATCTAATTCTTTTCCAGCTATCGGTGTGTTACCACCCGGCATAATCTGAGTTCCCGGTAAGTTTGTTTGTTTGATAGCTCTGTACACAGGCGACCAGTTTAAAGTGCGGTCAAACCCTTCTTTTACAACATTTGTTGGTGTATTTACAAACGGAACAACTACTTTCATTATTGGAAAGTGGTTTAAAGAATTAGCCATTTGACCAAAAAATCCATCAGGCGCACCTTGAAAAGTCATCTTACGTGCTTCTGTAGTCATCATCTCTCTAATAGCTTGCGGAGTGTTTGACATTACATCTACATATTTTTGTTCGGCTAGCTGCTTGGCTTCTTGTCTACCAATGTTATTTTTACGAGCCGTCGTATAGGCTATCTGTGATGCTCTGTGTGCTTCTCGGTACAGTACACGACGCATCGTAATAACTTTAAAATACTCATCCTCTGTTGCTAGAAAACGACCCGGTAGCCTTGTTGATATGCCGAACATATCTATAGCTGCTTTTGAAAAATCTCCTTGAGCCATTGAAGAAACAACGTCTGTTACGCTATCTGTGCTTCCAACAGCCCTACGGTTTTTTAAGTCTATCTTCGAAATAAGGTCACCACCTTCGCCCGTGACAAAAGTTTTAGCCATAAGTAATAAAGCGTCTTTTTGAGCCATCATAAGGCCATGAGCTTCAGCAGCCGCTTCACCCATATACCTTTGGTCACCTACTTCCCCGCGCAAGCCGCCTAAAGTTCTAACGTTGCCTATCATTCCAGCAACACCTCTTTCTGCTAAAGAAAGAACCTGAAACGAAGCGTTACCCGCAATATTTATCATATGGGTAGTGGGGGAGCTTAACATCGCATTGATGTAATTTTCCATTGCAAAATCCCAAGTCTTAGAGGCAAAGCCTTTTTCAGCATACTTAGCTCTAGCAACTGGATTGCTTAACTGTAGAAACGCCTCTAAGTGGTAGTCAACCATTCCCTCGTCAGCTTCTTGAACCCACTGGTCTACGCTTTCTGCAAAGTTAAGAATGTTAAAGTCTTGCAATTTGCTTATATTACGAACAACCGCCATACTTCTTGCTGATTCAGAAACGTTTGCTGACACTTGGGCAGCAAGGTTTGATTGTATTGCAGCCATAATTTTCAACTTTTTAAAACTAGCTAATCTAGCTTCAGGGTCAGAATTATTTTTAGCTTGTTTTGCACCAAACTGTAATTCTTTACCAAGTTGGATAAGAGCAACAATTCCAGACAAAGTATCGTCAGCATTAAATACCTCACCCCTTTTTCGTTGTAAAAACTGATAGGTTATTTTTTCAAACCCAGTAGTGTTAAGCATTTGCTCCATGCTTTTTTTGTCACGTTTCAAATGATTAAAAAGGTCTTGGTTGTTTTGTTTTATGTTTGTTAAAACTGTTTCTAAGTTAAAATCACTAAAGTCTGTTTCAAATATTTGACCGATACGACCAAGGTCTAAACCACCTTCAAAGCCACCGCTTTTAAGTTGTGCATTTAAAGCCTCAACGTCAGAGTCATCCATACCCTTAACGATAAGGCTTCCACTTGGTCCGGGAGTTATATCATCTTCGGGAATAAGGTTATCGTAAGTGCGCGAAGAAGCATCATCTAATTGCTTTGTAAAAAATGCTTTTAAGCCTTGTGCTAAACCGCTTGCCATCTATATGCCCTCTTGCTCTTTATCATCTGACATTGATGAGCCAGTTTCCAGTAAGGTTACACCACCTCCAACAGAAAGCAGCGGAATGCTACCTTTAAAGAACTTTTTAAATACTTCGTCTTTACTCATGCCCGTCAGTTGCGACGTAACATCTACTCGGTCATCTATAAGCTCAACGATTGTTTTTGGCTCAGAAGCAAGTCCTGTTTTATCACCGTTGGCAAACCAACTTAACGACTGTGCTTCAGCGGGTTTAACTCCAAGTTTTTCTGCTACTTGTTTATATATGTCAGAAAATACAGCGTATTCTGTTTGAACATCTTTACCGTCTATTTTTTGACTTCCTAGTGTATCTGCAACCATTGTAGCCGCATCAAATGTTGATGGGTCTTTCTGATACATTTCTTGGTATTCTTTAGTTTTTGCCGCAGTCTTACCGCCGATAAATTTTAGAGGAATAGACCCTGGCTCTAATTCGTTGATTGCGTCAAAAACTGCTCGAATAGCATGAGTATCCACCGTAACACCCGAAAGATTACCCGCTACGTTTTCAGCAAATGTTGCGGGTTTTGGATTAGTATCAAACGAAATACCTGACGCCATAACATCGTCTAAAAGTTTACGATGCAAACCGCCGGGGTTTATAATCATTGGGTAGCCTTTTTCGTTTATTCCCTCACTACCGGGTCCAATAATAGTACCTATATCTATGCCTCGCTCTTGCTTAACACTAGCTAAAGAAGCACTTCTTAAATTTTCTTCTGTTTTGGTGCGAGGGCTAGTGGCGGCATAATTTAAAGCAAACTTACGCAATGCTTCAAATGCTTGCTCTTGAGTATAGCCAAGCTCTATAGCCTTATCAACAATAGGCCCAGTGTTATAGAAAAATTGCACGTTTGTACCGACAAAGGGTTTTGCTCTTTCTGCTAGTTTACTAGAAATAGCGTCGCTCATTTCTATAACTTTTCTTGCCCTATCTCCTAATGGCAACACTTTCCCTTCTGGCGCTCTAGGTACTGGAGTTTCTTTTTGCTCTGGAAAAGTTCTAGCGTAAGCATCAGGCGATGTTTCAAACATTACTTCGCCACTAGGCTGCACTCTATCTTTTGGCGATAGTTTCATTTGCTCGGCTCTTATATTAAGAACGTTAACAGCTTCGTCTGTATCTATTTTTACAGGTTCTGGATTAACAAACATTTGCCCGGCGTTCATTCCAACCGTAGGCATTTCACCCGGCTGCGTTAGCCTATCCTTAACAACTGTCAGTTTGCTACGAATTATTTCAGCCGCACCCTCGTCAGAACGTACAACTTTAAAGCCCTGAACAATAAGGTCTATGGGTAACGATAAGCCAGCACCCTCTAACGTTTGTTTCATTCTCGCCGTTAATCGCTCTTCAGCAGACGCTTCGTCATCAACTTTACTATCTAAGAAATCTAAAACTGCACCTTCTAAACCAAACTCTTTTAAAAGCGTAGAAAGATTACCTTCCTCTGGGTCAAACAGTGCATCAGCAAAACCACCACGCAACATTGTGTTGACGTATCCCGCACCACGAATAGGGGCGGCAACCATACCCGCACCAAACTGCACTAAGCTTCTAGCCATAGCCTCAACCGGGCTATCACCTTGCGGCACTTTAACGCCAAGCTCTTCAAGCCCAGCATCAAATAATTCGTCTAATCTAGGAGCATCCTCTACCTTTTCGCGTGAATACTCTAGGCCATTCGGCCCCATAGTAATGTAACCAAGGCCACCTATCTTATTGTCAATAGCCGTACCTATATCATCAGCTAGACCAACAACACCTGTTACCGCATCTTGTACGCCCCCGGCAACCGCACGACCAGCCGCTTTAGCTGTATCCACAACGTCAGAACCAGTAAAACCAAACAAGTCTTCACCAGTTTGTTCAGGCGCAGTCATACCGCCCATCATATAATTAAATGTATTTTCTGGTTCTATAACAGCGCCATCATCTCCAAATCGTATGTCGTAAGTAACGTTGTTACGAATAGAATGAGATTGTCTTCTGGCTTCAAGTAAATCCATCATTCAATAACCTTTAATAAAGCGTCACGTTGTACTTTAAGTCTAGTAAGCGTGCTACTTTTACTTGTGCCGCCTTGCATTTCAGGAGGCAAAAAACTAGTTCCTTCGTTTTGCACACCTTTAATAAGCCTGTTTATTTCGTTTAATGCTTGGCTATATGCACCTGTTTCAATAGAAAAACCGCCTAAATCATTCAATAATTCAATAACTTGGTTTGCGCCTTTAAGGTCTACCTTTTTAAAAGCTTCTTCAAACTTACTACCAAACATTTCTACTAACTGGTCAGCCACAGCAAAGGCATCAATATCCTCTCCCGCTCTTTTGGCTTTAAATACCTCAGACGCAAGCTTTCCTGTCAGTTGACGATACAGCAAAACTTTTTCAAAATTTGCGTCAGTTTCTGTTAAAAGGTCATAATTTTCTGGCAATCGAAATAAGGAAAGCATATGCTTTTTGGCTTCTGCTGTTTCTTCATCTTGGTACTTAGCAGCCAAATCATTATAAGTTTTTCGGTCCTTAAGACTTAACTCATCAATAACACTTCCAACATCTTCAAACGTTAAGTTAAATTCCCGGTTATTGAGAAACCTAATTGCGCCTGGTTCGCTTACACTGCGAATGTTTCCAGCCTTTAATTTTTTTTCTCTAAGTTCTTGAGCTTTAACAGGATTTGTTTTGTTTAATTCGTCTATAAATCTGTCTGCTTTGCCAACCTCTCCATCTGCTATAGCTTGATTTGTCAGCCCTATGTAAGAGTCTTCGTTTTCTACAGTTGTTGCGTTGGCATTGGTTTCTTCTTGCTCTTGATAATTAAGGTTATTAGTCCGGGCATCTCGCAAAGTTTTAGCTATATCGTTTAAACTAAGGTTTGCATCTCGTAATATATTAACTTGAGCCGCTACGGACGGGTCTAAGTTTTTTAGATTACCCGTAGAAATTCTATTTATAACATCTCTAGGATTTCTGCTTGTGAGAACTATATCTGACAGTACTGCTTTTGATGAGGATTTAACTAAATCGTCATAGGTATTACTGTAGTTTTGTATATCTGCTGCTGAAAAATTTCTATTTTCCATTTCATTTAAATCATTAGCTTTAAGAGCAGCTATAATTTGTGGCGTTACAGGGGTTCTTTCGTCACCTTCACCTGTTTCTATTCCAATTCTAAACAAATCATCAAAAGAATCAAACTGTAACATTTTACTACTAAGCCAATTAGATTTGCTATTAACCTGTTGTTTTGTAATAAAAGAACTGTGGTAGCTTGCATATTTTGCGTTCGCTGTAAGAGCCAACTTAGCTTTCATGCTTCTAGCCATTGAGGGAACAGTTTCATCAAAGGTTGATGAGTAGCCTAAAATAATCGCATCTAGTTTATCTTGCAAGCTAGCCGGGTTAGCTTCTCTAGTTTCAAAATCTAATATAGCAGAGTTCATTTCTTTTCGAGCTGCAAGCTCTAACTCGGAAGACACAATCGTTGCCGCTGCTTGTCTAGCCGCACGACCAAATAAAGTATTCTTATCTCCAGGCAGTGTTAATTCTTCACCCGTTTCTCTAGCTGCTAGAATTTGCTCCATCGTAGGAGCATTTGCCGCGCCGTATTCGTCACCCTCTATCTTTGCTTTTATCTGGTTTTGTTCTGCGGCAAAGGCCGTCATACGGTTTATTGATTGCTGAAGCTGACCTAGACCACGCCCTATAGCTTCAGCTTCAAACGCTTTGTATTCAGGTATTTGAAGTGCTACCCGCCGCCCTTGATATGTTACGCTCTCAACCATTATGCTGGTAACGCTTCTGGTGACGATGTTGATGACGGTGCTGGACCACCCGTAGCCATAACCTGACCTTGTGTTGTCGCTAAATTAGCCACTGCCGCAACCGTAGCAAACTTAACACCCGCCTTGCCAGCTAGCCTAGCTTGTTGTGCATTTGACTCACCGCGCAGAATTGCCATCTCTGAATTAAGATTAAGCTTACGAATATCCATACCCGCAACTCTCATAGAGTTCATGTTTATTAAGTCTTTGGTTTCCATTGCACCGTAAGGGTCTAAGCCACCAGCCGCCGCATTTGCTACGGAACTACTCATAGCAACAAGCAACTCTTTCATGCGCTCGTTACCCTCTACCTTGTAATTTAACGCATCCGTTCGAGCCTGAATAACCTCGTTACGGGCTTTCATTTCGTACTGAACAGCCTGTGCTTGGGCTTGCCTGATTTGCGCCATACCGCTTAGTGCTGAACCTATCATTTGAAATACTGGTGCTGTCATGCTCCGCTACTCACTTTATAATCTAATGCTAAAACTGTCATAAATAATGGTTTGTCTTGTGAAATGGTAACCTGACCCTCTAAGGAAAACCCGGTTAATCCATCTACGGTCTTGACCCCAGAAAAGGACGTAACGCCACCCGCACCTGATAGGGTGGTTTGTGTTGGCACTTCTTTGCCCCCTACAGTTACATTCTGTGTAAGAAATAAAATCGGAGAAGCTTCTAAAATACGTCGCTTGGTTGATTGCATAGAGCCAGTAGATAAACGCAACTCAACGGGCTGTGTTGTTACCTCAACGCTAAAATCTAAACCTACCTCAACATAACTTGACGCCGTACCATTTAACGTAACATTGCCAGAGCTTACCGTTCTGTCTGTATCTACAATATCGTCGCGTACTATCTTTACCGTCTTAGCTTCTAGATGCGATAGGCTTCCGGCTGTAGTGCTTCCCGGCAACGATTGGTCCGGGCTTACTGCACCAGAAAAATATTGTAGTGCGCTATCTGTTGTGCGGTCATCGTCAAACACTTCTAGGTAATATTTAGCGGAACCGCCAATAGTTCTTTTGACTACAGTGTAGATTGTATCTAGGTCCACGCCTATGTCGATAAAGTCACCATCTGTGGTCCACACCGCCGGGGCTACAATCTGTTGGGGTCTATTGAGCATATAAGCCGCTATTGTACCTGTAAGACCAACAGAAGACGCCCTATAGCCCGTTGTGTTCGTACCGTTGACAATCATTAGCAAATCGCCCTCAGTCGTATCTGTCGCGTTTCTTAGAGCCATGCGTTGAGGGTCGAGTAACAAGTGTGAGTTTAGCAGTGAAACATTGTTCGCCACATAGCTTAGTTCAACGTCACTAAATAGCATTTCGCGTAAAGCTTTACCCTGACGCTGAATAAACAACGTACCACCTTCAGCAGCCTGTGGTCGAATACCTAGCTTAGAACCACGCCGGGTTGCAGACTTCACAGTTATGTTTGACGGTGTAATAGGAGATAGGTCAGCTTGCGGAACAAAAAACTCTGCACCTGAAGTAAATATTTGTAAGTCACGCCCAGAGCGTAGAGCCGTTATCGCATTTACACTGTCCGTTGAAAGCGTAACTTTTAAAGCGTCATCGTCTAAACCTTCAGTTGGTTTGAAATTAAAAAAATCTCCAACTTTGGAACCAAACAGCGTTGCGGGTTCAGAAGCACTGCCACCGAAGTACAGGCGACCTTCGTGAAAGGAACAAGTTCTAGGCCATCCTCTAGTGCCACTCCAACAATCCTCGTAACCAAATTCAAGCTTATAACCGTTTTGAGCTATGGTTTCAGTATTGTGAAACGGGATTTCAACTACGGCGTTTGCTACAGTCGTAGAACGTAGGCTAACTATTTTTGCCCGACCAAAATCATTACCATCTATAATAAACTGGTCAACAAATGAACTGGAGAAAATAGCATTGTTACTTGTTAATGTTATAGCACCCGTGACCGCTGAAGGTGTAATGTTACCCGCTGGGTTAGAACTCGACAAAGTAAAAGCAGACTTAGGCACTCTAAAATTATCTGTACCTAGTGTAAGCGTTGTAGCCGTCCAAGTCGTATTATTAGCTCCGCGCACAACTTTGAAGGGTGGGAAAGCCTCATTAACAACAATGAGAGTATCAGCCGATTGCGTGAAATAAACCTTATCCATATCAATCGCAGTCTCAACGTATAAAGTTCCTACATCCCTATCTAAATAACTATTGCCCGACCCGTTGATGTTGGTGAGCAAAACCTGATTAGCATAGAAACGAAAACGTATAGTTGTATTCGCATATCGTGTTGCAACAATCATAAAGTTCTGGGTCGTGCTGAACTCAAAGGGTATAAGCAGAACACCATTAGCCGCATTGTCAGCGGTTATATCTTGTAGAAAACGTAAACCCGGACGGCGACTAAAACCACCTTGAGGCTCAAACAGAACATTATCGGCGGTAGCTACAGTATTATAATATTGCTGCAAGTCAGTACGACCACGGAGTAGGGGGTCCATTTCCCCGCCCGTAAAGCTAGCCTGATATGCTTGGAATTTACTCATCTAAGCTCAGTCAACATATAATCTGATATAACTCCCGGCGTTTGCCCCGCACTATCAGTGCTTACTGCCTGTCTAAAATAACCACCGCGCATACCTTCTCCCGGTGTGCCAAGTGCAATACTACGCCACAGCTCTACTTTAGTTGTTTGGTCCGTCATTGTTTCTGCTAAATGCCAGGCTAACTGATACGCTAAGAGCGTAATGAAGTACGACGGCAAAGCTCCTTCATTTACATCTTTTTGATAATCTATTGTTATGGTCGTTTCATCCGAAAACAAAACCGTACCACCGTTAGATGACTGACCTATTTCCCAATTCTTAATAAGAGGTGAACCCGCTGTAGTGCTAGCTCGAACCGCTCTAGGAACGCCACTCAGCATATCGTTCGGTAAAGCATACTGATATGACCATTCACTTGTAGGTACTGTTGTTTCTTGCGCGAGCGTTGCTTTGCCTAGAGTAAATGTCCAAGAGTACATAGCGAGCGTTGATGCTTTAACTTCCTTGTACAAAATATTACAAGCGTCAGCCGCAGCCGACGCATCTGAAAAACTTGTGATTTTACTTGCCCCAAGGAACACAAGGGCTTTGTTACATATACTTACGTCTGTGTCGCCAGCCGCCATAAGTCTCTCCTTGAATTAGGGAAGGGGGCGTTGCCGCCCCCAACATATTAGTCTGAGTCAGTTACAACAGCGATTACTGTGCCGTCACTCATATCAACAACGCCTGAAGCGTTACTGACTACAACGTGCATTGTAATCGTTCTTGTACCACCCGTAGCACCGTGGACGATAAACATATCGCCAACTGCTAGTGTGTCTGACAAGTCGTTGAAATAGCCTGAGCCATC